GCATAGTTGATGCCCCTACCTACTTCCCATTTGCCAAGGGAGTTGGCCTGATGGGAGAAGCTGGGCCAGAAGCCATAATGCCTTTGAAGCGTGGTAAGGGGGGAAGGCTTGGTGTTGAATCTTCTGGCGGCGGCGGTGCTACTACTGTGAATGTGTCAGTTGATGCGAAAGGTACTAAAGTCGAAGGTGATGGTAAACAAATGGATCGACTAGGCAGGATGCTCGGTTCTGCTATTGAGGCAGAATTAGTAAAACAAAAACGACCAGGAGGACTTTTAGCTTAATTTCTTATGGCTACTTTTGATGACGCTACATTGAATTGCGTGACGGCTGCTAGTTATGCAGCAAGTGTGAATGAATCTCCTGATCTTCGTATCACCCAATTCGGAGATGGCTATCAACAAAGAAATACGATGGGCATGAATACAAGGAGAAAGAATTGGAATCTTTCTTTTAATAATCGAACTGATGCTGATCGAGATAAAATTGTTGGTTTTTTACAAGCAAGAAATGGTAAAGAAAGTTTTGATTGGATTGATCCCACAACAACCAATCATAAGAAATATGTTTGTGAAAGTTGGGATGTAGAAATGACATCTTTTAATAACAACACTATTTCGATGGAATTTAAGCAGGTATTTGAGGCGAGCTGATGCCAGTACCAGTTAGTCAATTACAAAGCTCAAATCCAACTGCAATTATTGAGTTGTTTGAGTTGGAATTAGATACAACTTTGCATGGCAATGCAAGGACGGCTGGTTGGAATACTTGGGCTGCTAATTCAGATATTAAATTTGGAAAAGAAGTTAGAAGTACTACAACTCATGCAAGTGGCCTTGTCTTTAGAGTGACAATCCCTGGTACAACTGGTGGATCTGAACCTTCATGGCCTGCTTCAGTGGGAGGGACAGTAACAAGTGGAACTGTAACTTTTAAAGCTGTTCACCCTACTTATTATTTTCATAATGGTGCTTCTAGTAATACGACAATGGATAATTACAACGATATAAAGTTTGGCGGTCAGGTTTATCAACAGCTTCCGATTAAAGCTGAAGGTTTTGAATATACAGGAAAAGGATCATTACCAAGACCAACAATGGTTGTTAGCAATTTATTTAGTACGATCACTGCAATTTTAAATGAGGTAAATGTTAAAACGACAGGTAATGATTTAGCAGGGGCAAAGCTTACAAGGATCAGAACTCTTGAACGATTTCTTGATGCTGAGAGTTTTGGTACTGATTCTGTTATTGAAGAAGAGGATGGTGCAGATAGTTTCACAATGGAAAACGATGATACGTTCCAAAGAGAAGAACTCGGAAACCCCTATCAAGATCCAGATTCCACTCAAAGATTTCCTGATGAGGTTTATTTTGTTGATCGAAAAGTAAATGAGAACAAAGAAGTTGTTGAATTTGAATTATGTAGTGCGCTTGATTTAGCAGGTGTTCGTCTTCCTAAGAGACAATGTTTACCTGTTGATTTCCCAGGTATAGGAACATTTAGAACATGACATGGAAAAACGATGCGCTCTTGGCAGCAAAGGAAGCTGATCCAAATGAAGCTTGTGGTTTATTAGTTGTACTAAAGGGAAAAGAATATTATTGGGCTTGTAAGAATATTGCTGAAAGTCGATACGATCAATTCATTCTTGATCCGAAAGATTATGCAGCAGCAGAAGACGCTGGAGAAATATTAGCGATAGTTCATTCGCATCCTCAGACCCCACCAACTCCTAGCCAAGCAGATATGACTTCATGCGAGGCAAGTGAATTACCTTGGTATATTGTTAATCCAAAAACAGAACAGTGGCATTACTTTGAACCATCTGGATATAAAGCACCACTTGAAGGTAGAACTTGGGTGTGGGGGGTAGCTGATTGTTGGACGTTAGTAAGAGATTATCACTTGGAAAAAGGTACAGAATTAAGAGACTGGGAAAGACCTATTAATCCAGAAGATTTCAGATTAAATCCAATGTTTGATGATTGTTGGAAAGAAACAGGTTTTAGAGAACTTGCTCCAGAAGAAGAGTTACAGCAAGGGGATTGTTTATTGATGAGTATTCGAGGTAAGGGGTTAAATCATATTGCTGTGTTCTTAGAGGGGAATGATATTTTGCATCATTTACAAGGAAGATTATCGAGTCGTGACCAATTGGACGAATGGCTATTAAAGTGTATTGGTAGGAGGATAACTTTGCGTCATGCTTAGAAAAATCAAGTTATATGGAAAACTTGCAAAGTTTGTTGGTCATAGAGTTTTAGAAGCAGATGTTCATAATGCTGCCGAAGCTGTTAAGTTTCTAGTTGCTAATTGGCCTGCTCTAGAGCAGCACATGGCTAAACAGCATTACAAGTTAGAAGTTGGAAGTTCGGCATTAGCTTTAGATGAGATTGTTTATCCTATTGGTTCGGAAGATATAAGTATTACACCTGTTATCGCTGGAGCTGGAAATGTCGGGAGGATTGTTTTAGGTGCTGCTTTGATTACGGCTGCTGTTATGACGGGTGGTGGTCTAAGTGTCTTGTCTGCTCCAGTTTTTAGTACAAGTGCTACTGGGGCAACGGTCTTTGGAGGCTGGTCTGTTGTTGCAGGTAAAGTTGGAATGTTATTGGTCTTATCTGGAGTAGCTGGACTTTTAACTCCTGTACCGAAAACTCCAAAATCAGAAGAAGATCCGCAAAATTCGTTTAGCTTTAGTGGGATTCAGCAAACAAGTAGAGCAGGAACAGCAGTTCCTGTTTGTTATGGAGAGATTCTGACAGGATCTGTTGTTATCTCTGCTGAAATCGACGTTTCGGAGCAAGCAACATGACAAAGATTATTGGTTCTGGCGGCGGTGGCGGCGGTGGAAAAGGTGGCGGCGGCGGTGGTCGCACACCGACTACTGATAAGGATTCTCTTGATAGTAAAAGTTATGCAAACGTATTAGATCTTATTTCTGAAGGTGAAATAGAAGGTTTAAAAGATGGATTGAAATCTGTTTATTTAAACAACACTCCTATTCAGAATAGTGATAATAGTTATAACTTTGACAATGTTTCTTATGCGTTTAGAGAAGGTACATCTAGTCAAACAAAAATAAATGGTTTCAGTAATGCTGCTACAACGGTTTCTGTTAATCGACAAGTTGTAAAAGATGATCCAAATGTAGGAGAGACTGAAACTGTTACAACTTCAGATTCAGTAGATGTTATTCGAGTAATTTTAAAAATTCCTCAACTTCAAGAGATAGAAGACGACGGTGATATTAAAGGAACTTCGGTTCAAATAAAGATTCAGATGTCAGTCGATGGTGGTGGTTTTACTGACAAGGTTACAGATACAATTTCAGGTCGAACAGGTGATTTATATAAGAGGGATTATGAAATCACATTGCCTGCCACTTTTAGTACAGATGTCAAGATAAGAGTTATCCGTTTAACGGCTAATGCTGGATCAGAAGGTACTCCTGACAGCACCAGATTAAGTAATCAGACATGGTGGGATTCCTACGTCAGGATTACTTATACAAATAATACTTATCCAAACTCTGCGTTAGCTGGTCTTCGTATTGATGCAGAACAGTTTTCTTCTATACCTCAAAGATCTTATTTAATTCGTGGTACGAAGATAAGAATCCCTAGTAATGCAACTGTTGATAGTGATACTGGAGCATTAATTTACTCAGGCACTTGGAATGGTACGTTCCAAGCTGCTACTTGGTGTGCTGATCCTGCTTGGTGCTTATGGGATCTATTGACATCTCAAAGATATGGTCTTGGGGATCATATCCTTACGGCTTCAGAAAAAGCTAGTTTCAATGGAAATGCAGAACGGCTAAGTAAATTTGATTTTTATGCTGCTTCTCAATATTGCTCTGCTAATAACACTAGACCTACTAATCCAAATAATAATTATGGGGCCAATGGTAAGCATGGTATAGCTGATGGTTTTGGTGGATTTGAACCACGTTTCTCTTGCAATGTTTACATCCAAGGTCGTGCAGAAGCCTTTGATTTAATTAATTCAATGTCTGCCATTTTTATGGCGATGCCTTATTGGTCTGTGGGCAGCCTTGCATTGACACAAGATAAGCCATCTTCAAGTAGTTATCTCTTTACTCTGGCGAACATTACATCTGAGGGATTTAATTATTCGGGCAGTAGTCAAAGGTCAAGAGCAACAGCAGTTGTTGTTAAATATTTTGATAAAACTCTTCGGACGTTTGCTTACGAAGAAGTCGAAGATGATGCAAGTTTATTTAATGGGATAGCGAAGTACGGCGTTATCACTAAAAACATTGAAGCTTTTGCTTGCACAAGTCGTGGTCAAGCGAATCGTGTCGCTAAGTGGCTTATTTACAGCGAGGCGCAGGAAACTGAGGTGGTGAGTTTTACTTGTAGTTTGGAAGCAGGAGTGTTAGTTCGTCCAGGTCAAGTTATTGATGTAGCAGATCCATTAAAAGCTGGTTTAAGAAGAGGTGGTCGAATTGCAGCAGCAACAAACAGTCAAATAACAGTTGATGGTGAGGCTGGAGTTGATACTGATTTACCTCAAGGTACAACTGCTTCTTTGGGCTACACAAGAACAATTCATGTATTGCTTTCAGATGGAACTGTTGAATCAAGAACTGTCAGTAGTATTGCTGGGAATGTTAT